TAATGAAATATCAGAAGTTAGATGATCCTAGTAATGGAACAACGAATTTCATAGTAGGAAAGAGCATAGATAAAGAGGGAAAGCCATACATCAATTCTCCTGTGATATTTTACTCCTCAGGGACATTAGATATCACCTCATATCCAATAGGCTTTCTAGATGAAACAGGACAAACTACAACGGCATCTAACCAAGTATATTTATGTGCTAATGTGAATAATACAACGGCAGAAGATGTAACTCAGATGCTGACCTTTGGGCAGGAAGTAGATCCATTACATGAGCAGAGTTATACTCAGACCTTATACAATCAGTTTTGGGAGGATTATGTAACGGATTTATATTCTACTAGCAGGAGGTTGTATTCAATGAAAGCGATATTACCATATAGCATCACATCCAGATTGAGAATGAATGATAAGCTAAGTATCAATGGAAAGAAATATATCATCAATCAGATGAAGATTAACCTAAGGACAGAGGAAGCAGATATTGAACTTCTAAACGATATATGATGCAATTGGATTTTATAATTGAGCAACTCCGTATTCAAGAGGCAACAAATCAGGATCTGATGATTGCAAAAGGAGAATGGAAGATTCTAACAAAGTGGAGTGAAGCAAAGGAACAGATTAGATGGCAATTAAGAAAGAGATAGATATCAATGTAAATACTAAAGGTGCTGAGGATAGTGTGGATAATCTATCTTCAGGGCTTTCAGGTGTTACTGCACAAGCAGACAGATTAACAGGAGGGTTGGTTTCAGGCTTTAGAAATGGAGTGAAGGGAATCAAGAATGCAGTAAAAGGATTCAAGTCTTTGAAAGTTGCTATTGCAGCCACAGGGATAGGGTTGTTAGTGATTGCTTTAGGTTCATTGGTATCATTCTTTACTAAGACTCAGAGAGGGGCTGATAAGCTATCTCAGGCAATGAAAGGAATTGGGGCAGTAGTAGATGTGCTAGTTGATAGATTCTCAACATTTGGAGAGGGATTATTCAAAATTATATCTGGAGACTTTTCAGAGGGCTTAGATATCTTGAAGGGGACATTCTCAGGATTAGGAGATGAGATCAGAAATGAGGCTCAGGCAGCAGTTGAATTAGAAAAAGCCCAACAAGCATTAGAGGATAGACAGATTGCATTGATTAAGGTTAATGCAGAAAGAAGAGCATCTATTGAGAGGTTACGATTAGAGGCAGAAGATGAATCTAAGAGTAATGAAGAAAGAGCCAATGCATTGAGGGAGGCTGCTAAATTGCAGAATGAGATTGCAGATGATGAGATTGCTATTGCTAAGGAGAGAGCAAGAATAGTTAGAGAGAGGGTAGCATTAGGGGAATCTACTAGAGATGACATCAGAGAACAGGCAGAAGCAGAGGCTAGAGTTATAGAATTAGAGGCAGAAAGAGATAGAAGGTTGAAATCCTTAATCACTAGATTAAATGCCTTTACAGATGCTCAAGATGAAGCAACAGATTCTACTCAAAAATATGAGGAGGCATTTACTAAAGTAGCTGCTAAGGAAATTGAGTTTGCTGCTGATAGTACAGAAGCAACATTATCACTTCATAAGACTATGAGGCAGAATATGTTGTTAGTGGATCAACAATATGCTGATCAATCAGATAAGATTAGGAAGGATTCTATAAAGAAAACTAGAGAGCAGAAGATGATGGAACTGCAAATTATAGCAGGAGCATTAGGATCATTAGCCAATCTAGCAGGGGAAAATGCTCAAGCAGGAAAAGCATTGAGTGCAGCAGAAGCAGTTATAAATACATATACAGGTGCTACTAAAGCATTATCTCAGGGAGGTATCTTTGGGGCTATTGCAGCAGCAGGGGTTGTGGCTTCAGGTCTTGCATCTGTGAGACAAATATATGCTACTCCAATTCCTGCAACTTCTGGAGGGAGTACAGGAGGAGGAGGGATACCAAGACCACAAATCTCAACTCCTAGTATATCACCTAGATTTGCATTAGATACGGCAGCATCTGATTTAGGAAACCAGATTACTCAATCATTACAGGGACAACCTGTGAGGGCATATGTAGTAAATCAGGATATTCAGAACGCAAATAAGTTAGATAGAAAAATAAAAGAAACGGCAACACTAGAATAATATGAAGTTTTTTGAGTTAGTATTGGATGAGGAGAAGCTATTGCATGGTATAGATGCAATCAGTATTGTAGAACATCCTGCAATAGAGGAGGATTTTATCACCTTGAGCAAAGATTATAAATTTGAGTTTAAGGAGGTAGATCTTGAGAAGAGAGTTCTGATGGGTGCTGCTATGATTCCAGAGAAACCTATTTACAGGAGAGATCAGGATGAGGAGTATTATGTGTTTTTTACTAAGGAGACTATCAGGAGAGCATCTGAATTATATCTGATGAATGGGAAGCAGGGGAATGCTACCTTAGAGCATCAGGAGAAGATCACAGGCTTATCATTAGTTGAGAGTTGGATCATTGAAGATCCTGAGAAAGATAAGAGCAGAGCATATGGCTTAGAGTACCCTGTGGGAACATGGATGGTTTCAATGAAAGTTAATAATGAAGATATCTGGGAGGAATATGTCAAAAGTGGAAAAGTTAAAGGTTTTAGCATTGAAGGATGGTTCATGCAAAGAGAATCCACTATTGAACTCAGTTCTCAATTATCAGAAATTGAATCAGAAGAAGCAGATCATCTCCTATCACTTTATCTATTGGGAGTAATAAAGGCTACTATCAAAGATGATAAGAGATACAAGTCAGGGAGAAAGTTGGAGATGGAATCATTTAGGGACTACCCTGATTCAGTATCTAACAATGCCAAGAGAGGGATTGAACTCAATGAGAAGGGAGGAAATAAATGTGCTACTCAAGTTGGTAAAGTTAGGGCGCAACAATTAGCACAGAAGCAACCTGTATCTGTTGAGACTATTAAGAGGATGTATTCATACCTCAGCAGAGCGCAGGAGTATTATGATGAGGGAGATAAAGAATCATGTGGATATATCTCTTACTTATTGTGGGGAGGTTTATCAGGCAAGAGATGGGCAGAAAGTAAATTGAAAGAATTGGGTGAGATATGAAAATAACCCAAAAAGATAGTTTTAAGTTGTTTAATTAGAAAAGTTCAGAAAAATGAATTTAACAGAAGTGTTTAAGAAGATTGAAATGGCATTAGCACCTTCAGAGGATGTTGCTCCAGAAATTCAAGAAAAGATTGAGATGGCTACAATGAAACTTGCTAACGGCATAGTGCTAGAAGCAGAATCATTTGAAGCAGGACAGAATGTATTCTTGATTGGTGAGGATGATGAGAAAGTAGCCGCTCCTGTTGGAGAGCATGAATTGGAAGATGGCAAGATCCTAGTTATTGAAGAGGAAGGAGTTATTAAGGAAATCAAGGATGCTACTGAAGAGGTTGTTGAAGAAGCACCTGTTGCTGAAGAAGAATCTACTGAGATGGCTGAAGAGATGGAGTATGTAAGCAAAGAAGAGTTTACTGCTGCAATGACAGAGATCAAAGAGATGATTGCTGCAATGATGCCTAAGGAAGAGCAATCTGCTGAGGAAGTGGTTGAGGAGAAAGTTGAGATGAGTGAAGCACCTGCTGCTAAGAAAGTAGCTGCTGCACCTGTTGAAAAGAAGCCTCAGGTACAGAACTTTTCAAAGTCAGGTAGAGGAACTACATTGGCTAGAATTTATAGTAAATTATCATAATTAAATAAAGAAGAAGAAAAATGGCTGATTCTATTACTAGTAATTATGTTGGCGAATTTGCAGGGAAATACATTGCTGCTGCATTATTGAGTGCTGATACCTTAGATGGTGGCGGTATAACTATTCGCCCAAATGTGAAGTTCAAGGAAACAATGCGTACTCTTTCAACCAATGGACTGGTTAAGGATGCTGCTTGTGATTTCTCTGATGCTTCAGATGTAACAATTGCAGATCGTGTATTGACTCCAAAGGAGTTACAAGTGAACTTGCAATTATGTAAGAAAGACTTCCACAACCAATGG